AGCGAAAGCCCACGCTTAAGCTGGGTGGAGTATGGCGATGACAACAACTACTTTGAGTCTTTGATTGACCGCTTCAACGGCAGCCCCACCAACAACGCAGTAATAGCTGGCGTGGTGGATATGATTTACGGCAAGGGCGTAACTGCAAGCAATGCGGCAGAAAACCCAGCCGGCTTTATGGAGCTGCGCAGGCTCATCACCCCAGAGCAGCTGAAGCGTGTGGTCAATGACTTCTACATGCTTGGCAATGCTGCCTTTCAGGTGGTGTACACGGCTGACAAGAGCAAGATTGCAGAGGTATACCACATGCCTGTTGAAACCCTGCGTGCGGAGAAGTGCAACGATGAAGGCGAGATTGAAGCCTACTACTACGCATACGACTGGAGCAAGGTGCGCAACAAGAGCCAAGCGGAGCGCATCCCTGCGTTCGGCTACGGAGCAGCAGGTGAGAAGATTGAAATCCTCTACATCCGCCCATACCGCAGCGGCTCGTACTACTACTCACCTGTAGACTATCAAGGTGGCTTGCCTTACGCAGAGCTTGAGGAGGAGATTGCCAACTACCACATCAACAATATCAAGAACGGACTTGCTCCGTCAATGATTATTAACTTCAACAACGGCATTCCGCCACAGGAGGAGCAGGATAACATTGACTTCGCCATCAAGCAGAAGTGGAGTGGTAGCAACAACGCAGGCAAGTACATCCTTGCGTTCAACGATGATTCGCAGAAGGCAGCCACGATTGAGCCAGTAACGCTATCGGAAGCCCACCTGCAGTATGAGTTCTTGAGCCGTGAATCTTCGCAGAAGATTATGGTTGCGCATCGTGTTACCTCGCCCATGCTTTTCGGCATCAAGGATAACACCGGCTTGGGCAATAATGCTGAAGAAATCAAGAATGCGTTTCAGTTGATGGACAACGTAGTGGTGCGCCCCAAGCAGGAAGAAATCCTCAAGGGCGTTGACAAGATGCTTGCCTACAACAAGGTGAACCTTGACCTGTACTTTGAAACGCTTACGCCTATTGAGTTCACGGATATTGACGTGGTTGACGCAGCAACAGTCCAAGAGGAAACGGGAGTTGACGTAGCCGAAGCGGTAACGCCACAGGCACAGGAGGAACTCATCCAGAAGGAGGCATCGTACAATGGTGCGCAGATTGCCAGCTCGCTGGACATTATGCGTGCCGTACAGGAGGGCGTTCTTTCGCAAGACCAAGCCATCACGTTCCTTGTGCAGATGCTTCAGTTTGACCCACAGGTTGCACGAGCATTGTTCGCTGGTAACTCATCATCTGTAATTACGCAGATGAAGTCGCAGAAAGGAGGAGGGGATAGCCGCCCTTTTCTGAAGGAGGAGCTTGCTGCTGAAATCGTAGCCAAGCTCCAAGAGATTGGAGAATCGGAGGAGGACTTGCTCAAGGACTTTGAGCTTGTTGATGCGGAGCTTGTTGATGATGAGGAGGCAGAGTACGATGTGGAGTCGTACCTGAACTCACGCATTGAGCTTGCTGCGCAGGATAAGAGCGAGCAAGATACGGAGCGTTACAAGGTGCGTTACTTCTACGCTATTGGAACACCTCCATCACTCCGACCTAAAGGCTCAAGCCGACCACTTTGCACCAGCCTAATGAGCGCAGGACGTGTATACCGCAAGGAGGACATTGAAGCGTTAAGCTCTAACGGAGGAGCAGAGGCTCAAGGCAAGTCGTATAGCGTATGGCTCTACAAGGGAGGTGCCAACTGCTACCATCGCTGGGAGCGTAGGGTATACCGCAAGAAGCTAACGAAGGATGGTAAGGTTTGGGGAGGCGGAACGCTAAACGGAACGGACATCATCAACGTAAACGAAGCGGTACGGCAGGGATTCAAGCTACCGAAGAACGCCAAAGAGGTAGCCATTGCACCCATTGAATCGGACTACTCTGGCTACACGGCTGAATACGCACGTGAACACGGCATACCCAAATAGTCGCAACATCTGATTCTTTAGGTTTATTAAATATGGCATACGCCCTTTTTGTATCACCAGATGACATCGTAAAGCGCACGGGTATTTCGGGCAACGTAGACCGTGACCAGATGGTGCAGTTTATTAAGACTGCACAGGACATCCACATCCAAGCGTTGCTGGGTACTGCCCTGTACGACAAACTGAAGAACGATGTGCTGGCAAACACCCTCACGGGCAACTACCTCACCTTGATGACCGAGTACGTACAGGACGTGCTGGTTCACTACACGATGGTAGAGCTGATGCCTTTCTTGGCTTACAAGTTGAGCAACGGGGGTGTATTCAAGAAGCAGAGCGAGAACTCGGAAGGCATTGACAAGAGTGAGCTGGAGTACCTCATCCAAAAGGAGCGAGATACGGCAGAACACTACGGAAGACGTTTGGTCAGCTACTTGACCTTTTACGGAAGTTTAACCCCAGAGTACTACGCCAACCAGAATGGCGAGATGTACCCAACAGACGGACAATCATTTCACGGATGGTATCTATGAAGTACGGAGTAAAGCGGGAGAATATCCAGAAGCTGAAGTTGTTTTTAAGTAAAGCGAAGAATGGCAAATAATATCAACTGGGGGCAAGTATATTGTTCATCCTACTGGGGCAATGAGGACTACAATACTCGCAGCTTAGGTGGTGATGGAGTTCCTGCTTGCTTTGATAATGCCTTCACCTACGCAGAGGATTATTATATCCGTGTAACGGCTGATGCTGGAACCGTAGAGGGATTTGTTTGCCTTGAGAACGCTATTGACGCATTAAACTACAACTGATATGAGTTCATTTTTTGACGAAAGTTCATTGTGCCTGATTCCTTCAGGATACAAAGACCAAAAAATCTATAGTGTCAAACCGACTGACGGCAGCGGTGACCTTACGTTCAGCCGTGCCTCAAGTGCAACCCGTGTTGCGAGCAATGGCCTCATCGAGAAGGTGCGTACGAATCTTGCTTTGTATTCAGAGCAGTTTAATGATGCGTACTGGGTTAAATCAAACGTAAGTGTTACCAGCAATACAACTGCAAATCCAGTTAATGGAGCATCTACAGCCGACACATTAACACGAACTGGTGGAGGTTCTGGATTTTTAAGTAAGCAAATAGCTCAAACTGGAATCGTAACATTTTCTATTTACGCAAAATCTGGAAGCACAAACTTTGTGCGATTAAATACTTACGATGGTTCAGCCGATAGGGGAGCAACATACAATTTAACTACTGGAGCAATAACAAGCCCATACGGCTCGCCTCTTTTTACTACCTCACAAGCATTAAGCAACGGATGGTACAGGATTAGTATTTCTGTAAACGCTGCATCTTACGCAGATTGTCAAGTTCAAATTGATAGCCTTAATAGCGTTATAATTTTTGGAGCGCAGCTTGAAACAGGCGACATCGCAACAGACTACATCGCCACCACCAGCGCAGCAGTAAGCGTTGGCCCAGTTAGTGGGGTACCCCGTTTGGACTACCTTGGGTCAACCTGCCCAAAAATTCTTTTGGAGCCGCAGCGTACCAACCTTGCCTTATACTCGGAGCAGTTTGATAATGCGGCTTGGACAAATGCATCCACCACGATTACGGCTAATTACGGAGTTAGTCCTGATGGCTATACCAACGCAGACCGATTTCAGCAAACCACAGTAGGCGCACTTCAACGAACCATTTCCGTAAGTGCTTCAACCTCGTACACGGTTTCGTTTTACTGCAAATTGTTGGGCGGCACTTCTGCCTCTTTGGGAGTTTACAACTTCAATGCTAATACTTTTATTTTCCAAGACAATTTATTTAGCAGCTTGGTATTGAACCAATGGGTACGAGTTACACGCACGTTCACCACGCCCGTAGGTTGTACAAGTATTACTGGTGAGCTTTGGCGAGATTCTACCATTGACTGCCTCGTGTACGGATTCCAGATGGAGCAAGGAGCCTACGCCACCTCGTACATCCCCACATTGGGAACGAGCGTTACAAGGGTTGCGGATGCTGCGTCAAAAACGGGCATTAGCTCGCTTATCGGGCAGACGGAAGGTACTATTTACTGGCAAGTGAGTAACATTTCTCAAAGCGGTGGTAATGGCGCAAGATTCTTTACCTATGCAGATGGAAATAATTTTATTCTAATTAACCCATACGGAACTACTTTGCGCATCTTGGTTGTTTCAAGCGGCACCGCTTTTGACAATTACATAACCATAAGTGGTGACGCTTTTAAAATTGCGGTTGCGTACAAAGCTAATGACTACAAATTCTATGTAAATGGAGCTTCAGTAGGAACGCCTGCCGTTACTTCGGTACCAGCAATGAGCGCAATCGGAATTGTTGATGATACAAGTGCAGCAGCAACCACATCACAAAGCAAGACAAGCCAACTGCTCCTATTCAAGACCCGTTTAACTAACGCCCAACTGGCAGAATTGACCACGCTATGAAATTCCTAAAATACGAGTTCACGCCCACCCAGTGGGCTACGGCTAAAGCCAAGATTGAAACAACGGGTACTGACCCCGAAGGGGAAACCTACACCACTT